TACCTCGAGGAAGTATCAGAGTACCTAAGCACTCCTAAGGTTGTAGGAGATGGTAAAAAGACTCTCAACCAACCAAACCTTAGTGAGGTTGGTGGAGATGATAGACCATCTGATAGTGCAGTAAATGCAGATATAGTGAAAGATTATAAAAATCTTTCTTTTTAATAACATAAAGGAAATATTATGGCAGATGGGACTGGTAAAGTAGACATTGGGTCTGATTTAGTTCGTAAGGCTTGGGTAATAGAAGGTTTAGTACAGTGTGCTGCAACTTCATTTTGGGCTCCATATAAAGGTAAAACATTTGACTCTATCATTGTAACAGAGAATGACACTAATGCTTCAAAAGGGCATACAGTAGTTTTTGATTTTGATGGTAATCTTAGTGGTCGTCCTGTAAAAGGTAACACTACTGCTAAAGGTCGTGGTGAGCAGAAAAAGAAATTTAGTGATAAAGTTATTGTATCTGATTATAGATATGTAGTTGATAACGGAACTAAATTTGATGGTGTAAATATTGGAGACTTGTCTATCAATGAACATTCAGACTCTCGTTCAAAACTTGCAGATTTATGGGTTCGTTCTGATGACCAAGCATTCTTTGATTTAGGTCAACAAGAAGCTGAATTTGGTTTATCATTTGCAGCAGGTCAATTTAACCTAGATGCAGTTCTTAAGATTGAAGAGGCAGTTAAAACTGGTACAGGATTTGATACAACTCCAGCTGGTATAGAAAGACGTCTTCCACTTAAACCATTTACACTTAGTGGTGGTGAACCAGTATGGATTATAGTTCTTGATACAGCAGCTAAAGCTAGATTTTTAACTCAAGCTGGAGCAGGTGCAATTCTTAAAGATGCTGATGTACGTGGTAATGATAATAGACTTATTAAAGGTGTTATTGGCAAAATTGGAAACTTCTTATTTGTAGAAGCTGGTACATTCTTTGGTGAAACTGAAGGTCCTATTACAACTAATGGTTACTATAACTATGAGAATACAGGTGTAGAAGCAGCTGGTTTACGTCAAAAAGATGGTCAAGGTAACTGGTCAGGTACTTCTGGTTATGATGGTACTGCTGTAACTTCACGCTGTCTAGTTTTAGGTGCTGGAGCATTCCAAAAAGCTAATGGTATGATGCCAGATTATAAATATGAAGCTACAGACTTCGGTAAATTTAGTGAGTCTTGTCTTGAGACTTGGTGTGCTGCTAAACCTTCTAAACTAATCGCTGAGAATGATGATTATGCAGATGGTAAAATTGCAGGATATAACTACGGATTAGTATTCGTAGACGTTGCGCTTTAATAGCGTAACTAATTAAGGAGAAATTATGGCTGATTTACGTTATGAATTTAAGAACAACCAAAAGAAAACTCTTAGTGCTTCAGTAACTGGTGTATTCCCTACATCATCTACAATGAGTGATACATTATTTACACTTCCTGTAGCTTCTGTTGTTACTAGAGCTTATGCTATTGTACTTACACCATCTGGTACTGCTACAGATACTATTGATATTAAAGTAGGTACTACTACAGTTGCTGATGAAGTTGTTGTAGGTGCTACTGGTATCCAAGAGGGTACACAAACTAAAGCTTACTTCCCAACTGGTGGTGCAGTTAAAGCTATAGCAGGTGCTGATGCTCCTGATGGTGCTGGACGCATTAAGATTATGGTAGAGTATTTTGAGACTGAACTAGCTTCAGGTGAGTATACTGACTAATAGTCATAGAGTCTTCTTAGGAAGGCTTTATTGAATATTATTAAGGATTAGCTATGAGTAGAATACAAGATATACTTTTAAGAGTTAGAGATACATTAGCTGACCCTAATGGAGATAGATGGTCTGATGATAGACTACTAAGACTTTTAGATTCTGCACAGAAAGATATTTGTAGAACATATAAGATACTTAAGAAGTCTTCAGTAGTTACTATGGTTAATGGTGACCCAACAATATCACTGCCTAGTGACCTAATTAGTATAGATAATCTAGTTTATAAAAATACTAATCTTCCACTTATAACATATAGAGAGTTAGACAACATCTCTAGTGAATGGAGAAAGGATACAGGTTTACCGAAAGCATTTATATATGATAAGAGAAACAGACATGCTGGTAAGTTATATCCTATACCAGCAGGTGCTACAACTACAGATGGTGACCTAACTTATTTTGGTGTTTTAGCTTCTTCAGAAAATATTATTATAACTCCTTATTTTGGTGTATTTACTGATTTTGAAGCAGATGAGCCAAAAGAGATATTTGGCGTTACTGTTGAAGCACCTAGTAATTCATTTTACTTAGGTTTAATGTATAGTGCAATGCCTAAAACTATTAGTTCAGTAGATGATAAACTAGAACTTGAAGATATATTTGATGTAGCTCTTAAATATTATGTTACTGGTTATGCATTAAGAGATGATATGGACACACAAAATAGAGCCTTTGGTGCTGAAGAACTTAATTTATACACTACCGAAATGACTAAACTAGTTAAAGATATTATGTACTCCTATTCCAATATAGACAGGCAGTTAGAGATTAAATATACAGGAGCTTTTGATGGCTAATAAACAATTATTAATTAAGGAAGATGTTCAACCAGGATTTAGTAAGATTAACCAGGTTAGGAATGGTATTCCACTATCAGTTACAGAGTTTAATGCTACCCATATACATGGTATTGCTACCATTGATACTAAAGAATCACTAGATAAACTAGATACTAGTTTATTAGACAATGAAGCTATTATACTAGTTCGTGAAACAAGTACTTACTATAAACTAGATAAAGAAAGTAGATTATGGTCACTAACTACATCAGGTGGTCAGTTTGTAGATGAAGGTACTAGTATAGGTTCAGGTGTAGCTTATACAGCAGCTAAGAGTGCCCAGAATGAAGATATAGTTGTAAAAGCTGGAATGAATGCCTTTAGTGTAGATAGTTTTGAGCTAGATATAGGCACAACACTAACTATTGAAGCTGATGCTACTTATAAAATATTATAGGAATATAAAATGGGACAATTTAAACTAAATAACAATCAGTCAGAGACATTCACACTGTCTCATGAAGATAATGTAGGTCAGATAAATGTAACAACTGATCAGTTTGTACTGAACAAGAATGGTGTTGTAATATTAAAATATTTACCTACAATTGATCCACAAATAGTTGGTCAATTATGGGTTGATGCTGATGTGTTAAAAGTAAGTCAAGGATAAAAATATGCAAGCATATAAGATAAAAAATGCAAATGGTAAAACTGCAACACTAGGTTTCAGCGATAATGTTGATAAAGATATAACAGTTGATATACATCAATTAGATAATGCATCATATACAGTAGCAACTATAGATGACTTCCCAACTGAAGATATAGTAGATGGTACTTCATGTATAGTTAAAGATTTAGATAGAGGTGGTTTATTCTTATACGACTCATCTAAAGTAGCAGATAATAATGATGGTACTAACTTCAACGGTTGGATTAGACAATATAGTGGTGCAGTTAATGTTAAGTGGTGTTTAGATGGTTCAGAAGATATTCCTACAACATTAAATAAGATTTCAACCTTCATTAATGCTACTCCAACAGTATATGAGTATTTTATTCCTCATGATGTAAATTATGGCTCAGATATTGCACATAACAAAACTCCTCAATCAGAGTTCACAGTAACACCAAGAGATTTTATTGTAATTGATAACAGCATTGATAATGGTTATTCTACAGATGCTCATCAAGGTGGTCAAGTTAGAACTGCTTTGTTTAGTTCTGAAGCGAATGATGGAAAACATAATAGTTTCAGTTACTTAACTTCACAACACCATCCAGGCATGATGTATTCAACAGTGGGAGATGGTATTGATTCTGATGGAACTTTAACAAGAAATTCAACAACATTCTTTCATACTTTAGATACTGGATACGAATGGGGTATTGGTATGGGAGGTAATACTATAACACCAGCAGACAGTAGTAATGTAACAGCAGATGAGGAACTAAACGCTAGTGGTTTTAAGATTATTGCTGGTGGTATGAAAGGAAACTTAGGTTTATCAAACATTCATAATATTTCACTGAAGACAGGTAATGTTGGATGGTTTAGTGGAGTAAATCCAAACTTTAAATATCAATTTGGTTTTGAAACAACAGATACCAATAAACAATTTGTATTAAAAAGCGATGATGCTGAATACCCTCAAACATTAATAATATCAAAAACTGGGTATTGGAGCCATAATTATTCAGATGGTATATATTCAGTTAATAGTAATTTAGGTCCATTTTTAGAGTATAAAGATGCCACTGATGAATCAAGATTAATGATGAAAGGTCAAGGAGATATAGCAAATCTTACGCTATATAATACTGCAAATAAAAATCTAACTTTCAGAGTAGAAACTAATGGAGTATCAACAATCGGTACTGCAAGTGGTAATAAATTTACAATAAGACCTGACGGTAACTTTGAGGCAGATTTAGGAGTATCAGGAAGTACTACAACCACAGCTGGAAGACCTAGTGCTAATTTATGTGCTAATGGGACAATGATGTTTGATACTGATTTGGGGAAACCTATTTGGTTGCCAAATAAGTCTTCAAACACTTGGGTAGATGCAACTGGAGCAGTAGTATAAAAATAAAATATGTACAACAATAGCAGATAAAATATAGCATATAATTTATGCCGTAAAATTGATGGAACAATAATGATAAAGCAACTTTATAAATTCATATTTACAATACTACTAATATTACAAGGATGCACCTCTAATGCTACAATTAGATCCTATAAGGTGCATTGCAAGGATGCAACCTTTGATATGCAATATGATATAAAAGCAGATAAATTTGAGAAAAGGTTTTAACATGTTACCTATAGTAGGAGACTTTATAGATAAAGTAGTGGATAGTGGAGTCAGTGTGATTAAGTCATACTTTCCACCTAATCTTACACCAGAGCAAAGATCTAAACTAGAAGAAGGTTTACAACAGTACAAACTGACTATGAACAAGCAATTAAATGACTATTCACAAGTAGTAATTACTGAACAAAGTAAAATAATACAATCTGAAGTTGATAGTGATAGTTGGCTTACAAAGAATTGGAGACCATTAACTATGTTAGTGTTTGTATTTATTATAGCTAATAATTACATACTATTCCCATACATTACATTGTTTGGTGGTAAAGCTACTGCACTCGATATACCACCAGATATGTGGCAGTTGTTAAAACTAGGATTAGGTGGATATGTTATAGGTAGAAGTGTAGAGAAATTAGTAAGGGAAAGAAAATAATGGAAGTAGAAAGATTAGAAAAACTAGAGATAGTAACAGTTAGATTAGAAACTACGTTAACAAATCTATCAGAAAAAATAGCATCAGTAGCAGAAATAGTATCAAACGTTAATAGTTTAATTAGCTCTATAGCATTACTTAATAGTAGAACAGATAGACTAGAACAAGACATTAAGAACCTAGCTACAATGTTAAGAGACTTGAAAGATACTATGACTGCATCTGAGAGTCATAATACTATTAAACTAAATTCAGAATTTGAAGACCTTGATAAAAGAGGTGTTAATAGAGCTTATAAATTCTTAGGTATAGGTATGACAACAGTTACATTGTTATTTAGTTATATCTATAAAGACATCAAATCATCTGAACATGACCAGAAAGCTATTAGTGAAAAGATAAGCGTATTGAGAACAGATTTAGCTATACTAAATAAAGAAGTGGAGGATTTAAGAAATGACTACAAGAGAATTAATTATAAAGCACGAAAGTAAAAAGTTATATCCATATAGAGATAGTGTAGGTAAACTGACTATAGGTGTAGGACATAATTTAGATGACAATGGAATAAGTAATAGTGTTGCTGAGTTCATGCTAGCTGAAGACATAAAAACAGCTGAAGATGAACTAATAGATGTATTCCCTGAATTTGATACTTATCCTGAAAAGGTAAGAATGGTTATGACTGATATGATGTTTAATATGGGTTATCATAGGTTCATTGGATTTAAAAAGATGATTAAAGCTGTAAATAATAGAGATTATAAACTAGCAGCTGCAGAAGCTAAAGATAGCAAATGGTGTAAACAAGTTGGTAGTAGATGTGATGATAACATTAATATACTAAATAGTATATCTTAAAGGAATAATAATGGCACAGCTTAATCAGTTTAATGGTGGACTAAATACAAGAGTAGCTCCACATTTAATTAATGTTAATGAAGGACAAAAGTATACTAATGTTGATAATACTAGTATAACTCTAAAGCCGGTTAAAGAAGATAGTGATGAAAATACTAGTGTAGGTGACTATATAGTTAACTTTAAGGATACTTGGTTTAGTTCATCAACATATAAAGATTATGTAGAATTTCAAGAGAGGCTATACTATACAGATTGTATAGGTAGACCTCAGAAATCAGATGATGGTATAAACTGGTATAATCTAGGTATAGATAAACCAGAAGTACAGTGTACTATTGAACCTTTTAAAGATGGTGGTTTAACAGGTACATATCAGTATTGTTATACCTACTACAATAGTTCTGATGGTTCAGAGAGTGCTCCAAGTAAATATAGTACAGAACTAACAGTTGATAATAAGGTTATTACTGTTAATTATACAGCTTCGGGTGATCCACAAGTAGATACTATTAGATTATATAGACTTGGAGGTAATCTAACTACAATGACCTTAGTTACAGAAGTAGCTAATGAAACTAGTTCTTATGATGATAGCCTAAATGATTTGGATGTAAATGGACATCTTTTAGATAGCTTTAATAATCAGCCTCCTCCAGAAGGTTTATGTTATCTTACTGAACATAATGCAATGTTCTTTGGAGTAAAAGATGATAAGCTTTACTATAGTGCTATAGCTTATGTTAATAACTGGAGTACTTTTAACTTTATAGACTTTAATGATAAATTAACAGGACTAGGAGTTGTAGCTAATGGACTGCTAGTATTTACTAAGTTTAGAACCTATATAGTTACTGGGACTAGTCCACTAACGTTATCAAATTATATGATTAGTGCTAGTCAAGGATGTTTATATCATAAGTCTATTAGCTTTGCTAAGAATACACTTCTATGGGCTTCAACTGATGGTATCTGTGCATCTGCTGGAGGTATAATATCTGTAGTTAGTAGACCTAATATGGGTAAACTGCAGCTTAAAGATATTAGAGATGCTGTAGTTTATGATGATGTTTATTACATATCTTATGGAGATAAGTTAATGGCTTATGATACTAGATTTGGTAACATACTAAGATATATAAACCAAGAAACAACTAGTATGTTTATCTATGATGATAGGCTCTATTACTCTTTAAATAATAAACTATTTAGTTTATGTACTGCAGATAATTATAGAGAACTTGAGTATAAGAGTCCTAGACTAAGTGATGGACAGGTTAGTAATCTTAAGAATTATAAGGTAGTCTATGTTAAGTGCTTTGGGAATCTAACGATTAAAATCTATATAGATGGCATACTAGTAGCTACACGAGATATAGATAGCCAAACATCTGAGATACTAGTACCTCAACAAAATAGAAAAGGTTACTATATAGAATTTGAGGTACTAGGAACTGGTGAACTATTAGAATTTCAATATGCAGTAGAAGGAAGACAAAATGGCAGATAGACAATCTACATTTATACAGTTACCTCTTGATGTATCAGACCCTATTCAACTTAGAAGATTTCTAGATAAACTAGTGCAGCAGTTAGATATATCTTTTGGTAATAGAGGAGATAGCCCTTTTGTATCA